CTGACCCAATCGTTGAATTCGCAGAAAAACTTAAGAAAACTGGCGATAAAGATGAATGGTTAATGGGTAGAAAAATTGAACCTAAAATGAGAACTTATGTACCTGTTATCGTCCGCGGTAAAGAGTCCGACGGAGTTAAATTTTGGGGATTTGGAAAACAAATTTACACTGAATTATTATCAATAGTATCAGACGATGATTATGGCGATATCACTGACTTAATGACCGGCAGAGATATCGATGTAGAATTTACACCAGCTGCATCAGCCGATGCGTTTCCTAAAACTACTATCCGAGTAAAACCAAATGCAACCGCAGCAACTGAAGATAAAGCAATTGCCGAAAAAATTATGAATCAGCCATTAATTACTGATATATTTCCTGAGCCTACATATGAAGAATTAGAGAAAGCATTAGCAGAATGGATGAATCCAGAAAATGCAGATGATGTTGTAACAGAAGAGCCTAGCAACAAAGTTACTACTAAAACAACAAAACCAGAAACTGAAAAAGTAACTGATGTTGCATCCGCATTCAATGATTTATTCAATTCATAATTAAATTAAAGGTCGCTTATAATGGCAAAAAGTAACAAGACTAGGCTAGAACTGGAAGACAGTTTAGCAAATACATTAGCTGATAGTATCAACAAGCAATTTAAAGGGCAAGCATTAAAAACTGCTTTCTTTTTAGATGGCGATGATGATGCCCCTAGCAATGTTAAGGATTGGATATCTACCGGATGCGATACATTAGACCTAGCAATTTCAAATCGACCGAACGGAGGATTCCCAGTAGGTCGTATTACTGAAATTACTGGCTTAGAAGCATCGGGTAAATCTTTGTTAGCGTCTCACGCATTAGCAGAAACTCAAAAGCGCGGCGGTTTAGCAGTATATATTGATACTGAAGCAGCATCGAGTGCTGAGTTTTTAACTGCAATTGGTTGTGATTTAAAAACAATGTTATATGTACCATTAGAAACTATTGAAGAAATCTTTGAAACGATTGAAACTATAGTTGAAGGTGTACGTAAATCAAATAAAGATAGATTAGTTACAATTGTAGTAGATTCAGTAATGGGTGCTTCAACTAAAATTGAAATGGCAGCTGAATATGATAAAGATGGGTATGCAACTAGTAAATCAATTATTTTATCAAAGGCAATGCGTAAAGTAACCAATTGGATTGCTAGAGAAAATATTTGTTTAATCTTTACAAATCAACTTAGAACTAAATTAGGTGTATCATTTGGAGATCAATGGACTACCGCAGGTGGTAAGGCTATTCCATTCCATGCATCAGTTAGATTGAGATTAAAAAATACCGGACAAATTAAAGCAAAGATTAATGGTGTTGAACAAATTGTCGGATCTAAAACAAATGTGCAAGTTGTAAAAAACAGAATGGGCCCGCCCCATCGTAAAATTGATTATGAAATATACTACGATAGTGGTATTGATAATTACGGTGGTTGGTTAGGTGTTATGAAAGCATTTGATTTAGTATCACAAGCAGGAGCTCATTATACATTGCAAGATGTTGATTTAGATACTGGCGAGGTGTTTGGCGAGATTAAATTTCAGTCAAAGAACTTTCTAGAAAAAGTTATAGACATTCCGGAAGTAAAGGCAAGATTGTATGCTAGAATCTGCGATTCATATATTTTTAAATATCATGCTGGTGTAGATGGTGGAATTGACGATGTAATAATCGATGATTCAATGGTTGACGAAGAAGGGTAAACTTTCTTTGAATTTTGAATAATATTTCATATAATATGTTATGAACAAATATCAACAATTATTCAAAGAGTTACAGAAAGAAAAGGTTACAGCTCCGTCAAATGTCGATGATCACATTATGGTATTTGACGGACTGAATACCTTTATCCGAGCATTCGGTGCAACTCCATCCACAAACGAAGACGGTGATCACGTAGGTGGCATTACTGGATTTTTATTTTCTATAGGCAAAGCAATACGAGATTTCAAACCAAGCCGTTGTGTTATTGTGTTTGATGGTCGTGGTGGTTCAAACCGCAGAAAAAAGATATACGGTGATTACAAAGCAAATCGAGCTAACAAGACACGATTGCGTAGACACGATCATCAAAACTATACTAGTATAGAAGATGAACAAGAGGCAATGCGATTTCAATTTAGTCGCTTAGTGTCATATCTAGACAATTTGCCTGTTACATTTATTTCAATGGATGGTATAGAAGCTGATGATACTATTGCATATATTGCGGATATATACAAAGACATTAGCAAAAAGATAACAGTTGTATCTACAGATAGAGATTTTTATCAGTTAGTTAGTGACCAATTACAAGTATGGTCACCCATTAAAAAGAAAATGTACGATGTCCAATCAATTATTGATGAATTTGGCGTACATCCTAATAATTATGTGGTTTACAGAACGTTTACAGGCGATGTATCAGATAATATACCTGGCATTAGTGGTATCGGTCCAAAAACAATAATCAAAGCCTTTCCGGAGTTAAACGACGAAATTGAATTTACAATGGAACATTTAAAATCTAAATGTGCTTCTAAATTGCAACTCCATGAAACTCGTAATTATGAAAAGATTGCAGCTAATTATGATATTTTAGATAAAAATTATCAATTGATGAACCTTAAGTTATTGGATATACCTGCTCAAACAATGAGTGTAATACGAGGAATCATGCAACAGCCAATATCCACATTAAACAAAATGGAATTTCAAAGAATGTTTATGGAAGATAAGATGTGGGGAGTTATGAAGAATTTACCAGAATGGTTAAACAATACATGGTTATCGCTTAATGCATTTGCAATGCAAACACAAAAATAATTTGGATTATACACATAATACTTTTATAATAGATTCATGACAGATAGATTAAGCGAATATGGTTATGGCTTTCAAATAAAAGTTTTAGCCGCATTATTTACAGATAGAATATTTTTACAACAGATAGCTGATATAATTCAGCCCGAGTATTTTGAATCCGAAGCAAACAGTTGGATATTGGAAATTATATTAGATCACTTTGTGACATATAAAGTACCACCAACAAAAGATGTATTTAAGGTTAAGATAACTGATATACAAAATGATGTGTTAAAGACTGCAATATTGGAACAATTAAAAGATGTGTTTCGTTATATGGAGTCAGATGATTTATCATTTGTTAAAACCGAAATATTGAAATTTTGTAAGAATCAAGAAATTAAACGAGCAATTATGGATTCAGTTTCATTGTTGCAACAGGGTAATTTTGACCAAATAAAAAGTAAAATAGATTCAGCAATGAAAGCTGGGTCTGATACCAATATTGGATTGGAATATAAAAAGGATATTGCTCGTAGATACAACCAAGCAGCACGTCATTGTATTGGTACTGGTTGGGATGTTATCGATGATTTAATGGACGGCGGACTAGCCTGTGGCGAGCTAGGCGTAGTAATGGCTCCAGCTGGTATTGGTAAATCTTGGTTGCTAATTAATATTGGGGCTAATGCAATGCGAGCTGGTAAAACGGTATTGCATTACACATTAGAGTTAAATGAAGATTATGTGGGTCAACGGTATGACTCGGTAATTATGGGTATCAATGCTCAGAACCTAAAAAATTATCAAACTGAGATCCAGGAACGTATGGGTACCCTTAAGGGTGATTTGATAGTAAAATATTATCCAACCAAATCAGTTGGGGTATTAGGGCTTAAAGCCCATTTAGAAAAAACTATTATGCTTGGTCAGAAACCAGATTTAGTTATTGTGGATTATGGCGACTTATTAAAAATTAATACTAAAAAAGATAAACACGAAGCATTAGAAGAATTATATGAAGATCTTCGTGGTATGGCAGGTGAATATGAAATTCCAGTATGGACTGCATCACAGGCCGGCAGAAGTGCATTGGAAGAAGATATTATTGAAGCAGATAAAATTGCATCATCATATGGTAAGGTAATGGTGGCTGATTTCTTGATGTCGTTGTCTAGAAAAGTGGAAGATAAGATGTCTGGAACAGGTAGAGGTCACGTTATTAAGAATAGATTTGGACCTGATGGTGTTACATTACCATGTAAGATTAACACAAACAACGGACAATTTCAATTCTTTGAACCGCAGACAACCCAAGGTAAACAAACTACTCAGGTTATGAAAACTGGTGAGAACATGATAAAGAAAAATTTAGCCCAAAGATTTAAAGATATGGGCGGTAATTTTGGATAGTTTCGATATTTATAACAAATAAGGTCTGATGCTATCATCGGCCCTTTTTTTGTCTTATATCAAATTAGTTATTAACAAAAAAAAAATTAACAAACAAGGATTAAAACATGGAGATATCAAATAAAATTCTGAGTGATATTACTGTATATATGAAATATGCAAAATATGTACCAGAATTAAATCGACGAGAAACGTGGGAAGAATTGGTTACGAGAAACAAAGAGATGCATATAAAAAAATATCCACAACTAGGTGAAGAGATTGAATCTGCATATAAATTTGTTTATAGTAAGAAAATATTACCATCAATGCGAAGTTTGCAATTCGGAGGTAAGCCAATTGAAATTTCTCCTAACCGAATTTATAACTGTGCATATTTGCCAATTGATGATTATCGAGCATTTGGTGAATCAATGTTCTTGTTATTAGGCGGCACAGGAGTAGGATATTCAGTACAAAAACACCATGTTGAGTTGTTACCAGAAATACACAAACCAAACCCAAAGAAAAATCGTCGATATCTAATTGCAGATTCAATTGAAGGTTGGGCAGATGCTGTTAAAGTACTAGTTAAGTCGTATTTTGTTGGTGGGTCATCATTCGTATTTGATTTTTCTGATATTCGTCAAAAGGGTGCTAGATTAGTAACGTCAGGAGGAAAAGCCCCGGGCCC